CACCTGAAACAGATTTAAATTCTCCAAGAAGACGCTCCTCTTCGCTTTCAAAATCTATTACACTCTTTGGATTTTGCATGATTTCTGGGATTTTACTGCCTTGTCTGTAAACCAAAACTTTTCCTGGCGACAAACCTTCTATTTCTAATGCGTCAGTGTCAACACTTCCGTCTTCCACAGCAAGTACATTCATCACGGTTCTGTTAAAATATTCATGTTTTCTGTTTCGTACTGCATTATAAGCTCTTTGAAGAGGGATTAATCTATCAACAACACTAACACCATAAAAATTTCCTGGCATATAATTTGAAATTTGTTTTACAAAAGGGAAAGTTCTTGTACTCAACTCTCCGTTTATGTAAGGAAGTTCTCCGTCAAACAACAATTTACCGCCCGCAACGATAGTAAGTCTTCCATTTGGATATTTTTTTGTAGGTCGCACATAACGTTCTACAACAATACAATGATTGTTTAATTCCATATTTGCAACTTTGTTGATGTGCGCATTGTAACCAAGACCTCCAAGATTGCCAGATTTCGAATCAAGAGTTAAAGATTGCACATCTTCGGCATCAACTTGAACTCCCCATTGCATTCTCACTGCATCAACTTCCATTGCTCTTGCATGGATTATGCTTTTAACATCTTCCATTCTCTCACAAGACATATTATCTGGGAAAATTTCGAAAGGAGAAACAACTTCAATGCTGACATCTCCTTCATTGATTGCATTACCTTCTTCGTCCGATGCTATCATTTTTCCAGAAGACGTATCCCAGACAACTTTGTAAAAAACTGTTCCGCAAATTTCACTCCAAGTCGTAGCGGTCTTTATAATGTCAGCAAAATTCAATCTGTTAATTACAGAATTAATGATACTTTTGCTTAGTTTTGCGCTTTCAATGTCAGAAGTATCTCCGCTAGCCGGAACAACTGTAACATTTGGAGAATTTTCACATATTTTAGAAATTCTAGTTTCAATAATTGGAGCAATATGGTTAAATACTTCTTTTTCTTGCCAAAAATATTGTTTTTCATCTTCTCTAAGAGCTCCGTTTGAAGCAATATAACTGTACTGATTTCCCATCATGAAATTAATGTTTAATTGCCACTGAGATTCTAGAGATCTTCGTGCCTCCCTTCTAGATAAGTAATCGTTCATTACTTCTTCAACAAGTTTTTGATTTTGTTTATTTGTCATCCTTTCCTCCCTTTTTGTAAATTGGTTTAACATTTTTTGGAATCATAAATTTTCCAATTTCTCCGTAAAGTTCATTCATGCAATCTGAACATAAGTAAACATTTCCGTCAAAAATAAATCTTTTGTTTACAATAACAAAATCGCACGGATTATCACACCCACTGTGATCACATTTAACTTTTACTTTTGCTTTTTCTACAAGCATCATCTTCCTCCTTTAATTGTTTTAACAACTTTTGTTTTTCTTGTTCTAATTCTTCATCTGTCATACTATTAAAATCTTCCAATTCATTAGCCGTTACATGATTAAACACTAGTTTTAATAAATCCACATTAGGTGGAATAGATTTTTCACTAACTTTTTGTTTCACGATTTTTAATTTGTCTGTTTCGCTGTCAAGAGCATATTCTGTAACAACTTCCTTTGTGCTTAAACCAACAAGACAAGATTTTAACGCAGACATGGTTTTTTCATCAAAAATATCTATAACACATCATCCTCCTCTTCGAACTTTCAAAGCACGAATTAGTCTTTCTTTTTCTTTTTGAACAATGTTTAATTCTTGTTTTGGCTTTTTGTTTTCAGGTCTACTCATAATGTAGTAGCGCAGTTCATCCATACTATGATCGTCTGTTTTTACAGGGCTTTCTCCTTTACCCCAACGATAACCTTTCAATTCTCGTATTAAATTTTTACAAGTGTTGAATATGAAAAGTTTACTTTCTCCAAGACTGTTTTTTATGTAAGATTTAACACGTTGAATGCCTGAAAACACATCTTTATTTACATTTGAGTTAACTAGAATTCCATAATCATAAAATAAATCGGCAACGCTTTTTCTACTAGCCAATGTAGTTTGATTGGCCGCGCTGTCGATTAAACTTTCTATCATTCCATTGTTTGCTCTATGCCAATGAAGAGCATCGCTTATTTCGTGTATTTTTTGACTGTGAAATTCTATGTCTTTATCCCTATCATAATGTTCCGCCACCACATATACGTTTCCGTCGAAATCCACAGCATACCAATGACATGACAGCGGATTTTTCAGTCCCGGGTCAATGCTTAGTTTGTCTTGCCACTCATATGGAACATCGAAAGGTTCAATAACATTTACGTTTTCGTCAAACTCTGGATAAACACGTCCTCCACAATCTAAAAACTCACCATACTGTCTAGACCTAAGCTCATCTTCTGACATGCTTCTTTTCATGGCTTCTTTTGCTTCTTCGCTTATGTAAGGATTGTCATCCCACTGCATAAACTCGTACCAAATGTTGTCGTCATTAAATTTGTTCATGTAAATTTCATCATAAACAAAAGTCATTCCTTTTAATGGAGTCATTGTTGCAAAGATATCTCCGTTTTTGTCCAAAACTCTCATTCTACATTCGCTGTAAATATCATAAGGAGGTTCTTCGTCAAACCAAACATAATCAAGACTTGTTCCTTGAAATTTTTCTCTACCTTGGTCACAACTTTTAAATCCAATTTTACTCGTCGTTCCAAAAATATTCTTAATTAAAATGTAATCAATTACTCCATTTGCATAATTGTCTTTTCTTCCGCTAAGCATTACAACGTCTTCAATCCAATCCGGGTTTAAGTAATTAAGGATTTTACTTTGAGCAACATCTCTTTGTACTTGAGTCGAAAGACTAACAACCCAACCAGATGTCGCACCTTTAATTTTTCTATACGGATGATTTCCTCTAGCCATATAAATAGTTTCTACCGCGCCACATTCTGTTTTTCCACTTCTGTTACCTCCAAACACCCAACGGTTCTTTTTTTGACATTCATGAAAAGCAAGTTGTTTCAAATGTTTTTTATCTCCTGTATTGTAAAAAGCAAGTTTATTATTCAAAAGTCTTTTGTCTTGAATTTTTTGAATTGTCAATATTTTTTCAATTAGACCCATTTGCTCCTCACTATACACTAAAACTCGCCGATTTTATCCCAAACATGTCAAAATTGACGAAATTTCTTATGTTAAAATTTTTTTATGATTATTTTATTAATTTCTTTTTTAATTTTATCTTTTACTTTTCCTTTTTACATTAGCCCAGTTTACGCTAGCAATGAAACATACTATGCAAGAGTGAACTCTGACGACGTATTTTTATACAAATCTGCAGTTGATTTAACAGAATGCGAAAATGTGCTTTTTATTTTGCCAAAAACATATTTTGTACGACTTACTGCAGACGAAAATTCTATGTTCTACCGCGCTGAATACTTGGGAGTTTCTGGCTATGTAAAAAAGGACAGCGTGCAAGTAATCGTCGGCACGCCAACTACTCCATATATGGATAACATTAATTTTAGAATTTACGCAGAACTTAGTAGAGATATGCGTTCACTTCCAACTACAAACGGCTCAAATCAAATTACCTATATTCCTCTTTACTCTCGGAATTTAACATACTACGGCGAAGTCGTTGGAGAAACTTTGATTTCCGGTCGCACAAACAAGTGGTATTACTGTAAATACAGCGCCGGTGAAGATTTTTACGGTTACGTTTACAGTGATTTTTGCGATGAACTACCTAAGACCATGCCAGAAAACAATGAAGAAGTCGTATATTCTACAACTCCTCCATTTCAAAAATTAGATATTAAAGAAGAAAAATCCCTCCCAGTAAAAAGCAAAACTACCGGAATTGTCATTGCAATTTTAACACTTCCAGCCATTATATTTGCTATAATGATATTTAAAAATAAAACTATATTAGGTAATTCAAAATCTAGCAAAAAAGAAATTATTGATTACTGATGCCTAAACTTTAAAGCCATGCGTTTTGCTTTAATTTCATCACGAATTCGTTCAATCCACTCTTCATCTCTCATGATATAATCCAATTTTTCGCTGTACTTTGAATTATTCAACGAAGCAGTTAAATTTTCAATAGCTTTTTCAATTCTTCTAAAGGCAGTTCTTTCCTTAAGTTCTAAAATTTCACAAATTTCAGCCATTGAAAGATTGTAGTGCATTTTTATGAAAATTACCTTTTTGTCATTCTCGCTTAGCACGTCAATCGCCTTGTCAACGATAACTTTAAGATTGATAAGACGATTTTTTCTTGTCATTAAATCAATAATGTTGTTACAAACATCAAACGACCCAAATTCGCAATCAGTCACGCCAAAATGAAAGGCATGATTTTGTATAAACCTATCCAATGCTTCGCATTTTTTCGCCAGCATTCTGTAACACTTAATAAGTGCCTCACTGTCATAATTATTAAACATATTATTCACCCCTGAATTTATTGCAAGTATAACCCGTAATTTGTCGAAAAGTCAAGCATATATGACATTTTTTTACAAAAATATGTTCATTTTTGACAGATTTTATCGAAAATTGAGCCGTTTTTGTCGAACGTTTGTTTTATTTTGTATAAAATGTTGTTATTTTTCTTTTAGCTAAAAATTAAAAAAAAACGGATTTCTCCGTCTTAATTTATATTTCTAGCGTCACTCGGCATAAGTTTTGAAATGGAAACTTCATAGGCAGTTTTAATCAAAGGTTCATCTTGTCCTTCAATATGTTTAGAATATTCCCTACTTTGAATACGTCCAACAATAGTTAGCTCTGTTCCAACAGGTAAACTGTTAACAAATTGAGCATTTCTACCCCAAGCGATGCACGGAATATAATCCGATTTGTTATAATTTCTGTTTACAGCAAGAAGCATATCGCAAATTTCTCTTGCAAAAGGTGTAGTTCTGTAAATTGCAGGCTTACATATGTAACCATTCATTTCTATCACATTTGAATTGTCTTCACTATCCCATTCGCACAGCTCTCGCACAAAGACAGATAAAATTAATTTTCTACGTTCTTCCTCCAATTTGTTAAAACTTCTAAATTGTCCACGCAACGCCACTTTATCTCCAGCTTTAATTGGTTGAACTTTTAGCATTTTTTCACTGATAGTTATAGGAACAATATCAAATTGCCCACTAAGTCTTAAAATTTTAAGATGAAAGTTAAAAAAGTTTTCATCCATCACAGTGTGATTAAAAACCGGATCATCCTCCGCAATGCCCTGTAAATACACTTTGTTGTTTATAATTTGATCATCAATCATTCGTTTTCTCCTTTAATTTTTAATTTGAGTACCTTGCACATCTATTGTGTAATCTTCGTAATATATTAAATCTCCAATAGGAACTAACTCTAATTTCTTTTCATTAAACGCGGTCAATATCATTTTTAGCCCATCTATAATATTATCAGAATTGTTGTGACATAAAATTATGCTTCCGCTTTTACTTTGACTAACTACTCTACCCGCAATTTCACTTGCAGACAGACCTTTCCAGTCAAGGCTGTCCACACTCCATTCAATACAACTTAAATTTAATTCTTCACAAACTTCAATCAAGTCATTATTGTAGTAACCATAAGGTGGCCTAAACAATTTCGGAGTGTAATTTGTAAGCTCTTTAACTAAATTTATATTATCAGTAAGTTCTTTTCGGATTTCATTTTTATTCAATTTTGTCATGTCTGGATGAGTTGATGAGTGAATTCCAATCTCAAAACCCCGATTGTAAATTTCTTTGACTTTGTCAGGGTACTTTTCAATCCAGAAACCAACAAGGAAAAATGTTGCTTTAACATTGTAACTTTCACAAACCGACATTATTTCACTAGTTTTATC